AATGTAGAAAAAATAGCACAATTTTGTATTCAACAAGCTAATATTCCTGTTAAGATTATGGAAGATATTATGACTAAAATTGAACATAATAATACAATTAATGAAAAAATTGATGAATTACAAAAAGAACTTGATTGTCAGCTAGATAAGGCTGGTAAAAGTGATAAAAGTAAGGATAATAAAAGTAAAGGCAAGGGTAAAACTAGTTCAAAGGCAGATAATGAAGAGGCTGAAACTAATGGCTCTATAATTCGTTTACGCCAAAAAATAGAACAATTAAAGTCTATGATTCAACCAGCTAGTTTAAATGATATATTTATTCCTAATAAACTGGCACATCTTAATAAATGGGCGCCTAATGCTACAGTATCTGAACTACAAAGTGCTTTCACTAGTAGCATTGATGAAGATACTGTATCGTCAATTATGTTGCTTAAAAATGTAGCTTCTAGTTGGAAAGTATTATTACTTCTTGGTATTGGTGTATTTACTAATCATGAAAGTATTGAATATACTGAAATTATGAAGGGGTTAGCAGATAAACAACAATTATATATGATTATTGCTGATAGTGATTATATTTATGGAACTAATTACCAGTTTTGTCATGGTTATTTAAGTAAAGATATGGTTTTAACACAAGAAAAAATTATTCAAGCATTAGGACGTATTGGAAGAAATAATATTCAACAAGATTATAGTATTAGATTTCGAGATGATGAACAAATTAATATATTATTTAGAACTTATAATGCTTTTGAAAAACCAGAAGTAATTAATATGAATAAATTATTTACAACCCGTAATTTAAATTGGAATGGAAGCGAATTTATTGAAGAAGAAGAAAATATTACTGTAAATATATGGAAAAATAATATATAATTAATATATAATTAATATAATGTCTACAATAACTACAATAATAAAAAATTTTAGATTACCATTAACTTTTGACATACAAGAAGCTTATTTTGATATTTTAAAATTATCATTATCTCCACCTAGTGGTAGTTTACCATTATCTAGTAATAGTCCTGCACCATTTTCTTTTTTTTCAAGTAATATAAATATTTTAACTATTAATAATAATATTGGTATTATAAATGGTATAGGAACAGTTACAATTACTGTTAAACAAAATGCTTTTGGAAATTATACAGCAGCTTCATTATCTACTACAATTAATATAATTAGTTATACAAATAATAGTATAAATACTGATAAAATATTTTTTAAAGTTTCTGGAAAAGAAATTACAAATTATAATCCATTTACAAATATTTTAAATACTGATGAACAATGGCACTATTTTAAGTATATTCCAACATTTTCTCAATATAGTAGCTTTACAAGTTCTAGTCATACATTATCATCTCAAATATTATTAAATGATGATAATTCTACTATTAAAGATTATTTTACATATAAATTAAAGCCTAATAGTGATGTATTTATATTATATTCTGGTTCAGGTTCACCTAATTTATCTACAACAATTAATTCAAATATTGTTTATTGTGGAGGTGGTCCAGGTGAAGTAGCTTTAACAAAAATTAATTCAAGTGATATAAATGATAACACAACAATTAATATAACATTTTCAAAACCACCTACAACAAGTAGTAGCACATTAAATGGAAATACAATTATAAATTATGTTAATACAAATAGTATTTCAAAAAGCTATACTGTTTTTGGTGGAAGAGTTGGAACAATTACTAATTCTAATGGAATTGGTGGAAATGGTGGTTCTTATTTTCGCGCTGGTTCATATCAAGATGGATATACAGATACTAGTAAAATACCAGTTACTTATTTTGGATATAATGGAGATACACTTTCATTTGGTTCAGGTTCTGGCTCAGGTTTTGGAGTAACTGGTTATTCTGGTATATATACTACTAATAATAATGGAACTTTAAATAAAAATACACCTAATAATACAATTAATTATGGAACAACAATTGATTTTAGTAATTCTATTATTTTATCTGATAATACTGGAACATCTACAATTCAGTATGGAGGAACTAATAATAATAGTAACATTTCTCAATTAGGATTTGTATTAATATTTTATAAAGTTATTCCACAATATTCTAAAATTATTTCTAATTCTGGAATATTATATAATAAACTAACAAATGCTACACAAATATATAATATATATAATTACAATCCATTTAATAAAATTATTAAAGTTTCAGGTGATTGGGTTTATAATTTAGTTTCAAATGGTTTTGATACCAGTTATATTTTTAATTTAATTAATAATAATCAATTATTAGACCAAAATAATTTAAATTTACTATTTAATACTATATCCAAAACCTATATAATTAATGGTAATATTAATATATTATATATAGGTGGTGGAGGAAATGGTGGAATAGTTGATAGTACAAATTTATATTCTGGTGGTGGTGGTGGTTCTAGTGGATGTGTTAAACATATTTTACAACAATTAAATTTAACCAATACATATCACAATTTTGAAATAAAAATTGGTAGTATAGGTAATCCAACTAGTTGTATTTATAATACAAATAATAATATAACAAATTATGGAGATGCTATTCAAGGTAATGATGGTAATAGCCCTTTATCTATTAATGTAGCTGGAAATGGGGGAAATGGTATTGATAATAATATATTAAATAATATTTTAGGAGCAAGTGCTGGCGGAGGAGGTGATGGAAATACAAATGGAAATAATGGTATACCAGGTTTAAATACATTTTATTATCCTTTTAATAATAATAAAAGTAATTCAGGAATTATATTAAATTTAAATGATAATGCTGGAAATATTATACCTAGATGGTCTGGTTTTGGTGGAGCTATTGGAAAAAATGGGGAACCAGGTGATCCAGGTTTAGTTTTATTTTATTATCAAGTTATTGCTATTAATTAAATTCTAAAAATAATAATTAAATTATTTGTTTTAATTATTATTTATTTATACATTAGATAAATTTACAACTTTATCACCAAAACGTAATCTAGGATTTCCACTTAAATCCGTATCTACCCATAAAAAATTATTATTATTACTTACAGGACTATCTGGATGACCACCAAATCTTATACCATTAGTTGTAACATTATTTACATATAAATTACTATCATTACTACAGTACATAATATTTCTTTCCATTACATTAGAATTATTTGGTATTTTATCAATTACATTTACTAAAAAAGCACTATTTATATCTGTATTATTTGTAATTGATTCAATGCCAATACTTAAACAACCCATTTCTTTAATAAGACCTGTTTTATCTTTTACTTCAAAATTTTTATCAGCTCCATAACAATATACATTTTTTTTATTATATCCAAAAGCATTTGGTTTACCAGTATTTATATTATTTCTACATAATTTACTATTTTCAGCCATTTCATTAAATGTAAAGTAATTACTTTGACGTCTTGAGGTTGAAGTACTAAAATTTTTAAAAAAATAATAATCAGTTTCTCCATCAGCTTTGTAACTAGGCTCTACTATTGAAGGATCTCTTTCACAATTTCTTTCAATAACTGTATTTGGATATAAATCAGATTTAATATAACAATTATGTTTTGCTAATGGAACACTAGATGTTGTAACATAATCATTACTATAATTACCATATACTTGAGTAGTATTAAATCCTAAAAAACGATTGTTTGAATCTAATAACATAAAAGTTTTATCTGTACTTCTATCATGTAAATATAAATCTCCTTTTAATGTAAAATCTCCTTTATTTTGTATTGTTGAATTAATTACATCTACTAGTTTTGTTTCAAAAGAATAAAATGTTAATAAATTATTTTGTGGTCCTGATATACTTTCCATCCAAAATGTAGAACAATAATCATAATAATCATCTTCACAATGTATTATTCCATAAGAACCAGCTGTAAAATATGGTTGTAAAGTATACTTTATTGTATTATTCCAATAAGCACTAAAATACTCTGATAATTTAAATCCAAAAAGTGTTAATTTATTTTTTAATTCTAATTCTTCTGTGCTATTATTTAAATTGTTAAATGTTTTTAATTCACCAATTTCTTCTGTATAATCATTTATATTTAATTCTTGTATTTGTGTATTAGTTTTGTTATTCATATCAATAATATATTTAAATAATTTACCACTTGAATAATTTATTTGTTGATTTTGTCTATTAAATTCGCTTATATTTTTATTTAATACTATATTTGGATTTTTTATTTTATAAACCATGTCTTGTAATCTATTTGAATGTGCTATTATAGTTTCTAAAAATCTAACAATATTTGTATTTGTTTCAATATTTAAATTATTTTGAATATCAATACCTGTTTGTAATAAATATAACTTATTTTCAATACTAAAAACATATCCTATATTTATTTTAATTCCATTTACCCAAGGATAATATATAATTCTGTAAGAACCATCAAAATAAATATTTTTAATAGTTGTATTTAAAACTGTTTGTAATAAATAATTAGCTGCTATCTTATTTTGTTTTTCATTTTCTATAATATCTGATAATACTCTACCATTCCATTCTGGATATAAATAATTATATATTATATTAATATTGTTTACAATAATATTACCATAATTATCATAATCTAATTTATGTAAAGTAAAATAATTATCTTTTGTTTGTATTATTTTATTATTATTTTGTGTTCCATCAATTATTGGATTTACTAAATAATCATTAAAATAATTTGTTATATTTTCTATACCTTTATCTATATCTGTAGAAGTAATAAATTTTTTTAGTGATATAAAATTTGGGTTTACATTTGACAAATTAAAATTTATAATATTAAATTTCTTTGATAATTCATTAATAATATTTATTACATCATATATACCACAATCATTTATGTCTAATTTAGATTCTGGTTTTATTGTTCCAATACCAGTATTATACATTGAATAACATTCTTTTTTATTTGTATCTATATTAAATATATTATTATTAGTTATATCATCGACTATTGATAAATTGCCTGATATTTTGTTATCACCTTTTAATATAATACTTTCACTAATAATATTTCCTATGTCTACACCTGAACCTAAATAATAATTTTGCCCATTTAATTCATACATTTGAACAAAAGATATTTTTGGACCTGAAATAAAATCATATGTTACAGGAAATGAATATTTATATTTATTACTACCGTAATTAAATTTATAATTATTATAAATTATATCAATTATACTATCTATAGAAACATCACTATTTGGTATAAAATTTGTTATTCCTGGCTTATTTTCCCAAAAACGATACTTTTCATGTAATGGAACTAATTTTTGATCATTAGGAAAATTAATTATAAAACAATATAATGAACTATTTCCAAATCTATCTTTAAAATATTTACTGTTATCAATAAACCCTGTAAATGTATTATTTGTTTCATCATGTGTTTTTCCATTAATTAAATTTTGTTGTATTTTTAAGTCTTCTAATATTAAATAACTATAATTAATAAATCTATTTGCTTGGCTAAAACTATTAATTAATAAATCTAACTCTTTTACATATGAAGAGTTATTATAATATTTTTCAATTGGTAAATATGTTACTATAAAATATACTTTATAACTACTATCTTCTTCATTATATCTTACTATACTTCTTAAACTACATAAAAATATACCTGTAGAATCGGATAATATTTCTATAAAAGATAATATATTGTCTTCACTTATAGATAAATTTTCTAAATATAACATTGTATATAACTCAGTTACAATTTGTTTAATTTTAGAAAATGAAGATATAGATAGTCTTTTATCAGAAAAATCTTTAAATATACTACTAGTATTAGCTTCTACATGATCAAAAAATATATTATTATTTTCTATAGATTTAAAAATATATGTATGAAATATAGCAAAATTATATTGACTAATAATATTTAAAAATATATCATTATTTGATATACCATTATGTTTAATATCATTTTTTAACTGTTCTGTAATAAAATAACTATTTAACAAAGAAGATTTAAATTCTGTTAAAATATCACTAATCACTTTGCTAGATAAATTATCTATATCTAACAATCCTTTTATATTATATATTTCTTGATTTATACCTATTTTATCTTGAAATGATGTTATATTTTTTATATTATCTGTTTGAATTATATTAATACCTTCACTATTTTGTACTTTTAATATTCCATTAATTATTATATCATTTTTTATTTCAACACCTGGAAAAAATGGTCTTATATCTATTTTTTGTTGAATAAATGATAATACTAACTTGTTTTCTTTTTGATCTAAATATTTAATAATTTTTACTACATTACAATAATATTCTTCTCCCATAAAACCTGATAATATTACTATATCATTCTCTTGTAACATTGGATAATTATACCATAATTGATTAATAGTATTTTTATATTCACTAACAACATTATAATCTGAATTACCTTTATGTAAATTTGGTAAATAATCATTTATCCATTCTGGATATGTTAAACTATCTAAACATTTTGTATTATCAAATTCTAAAGCGGATTTATATTCAATTATTGTAGTTATATTATCATCTTTTGTATTTATTTCATTCCAATTATTTAATAAATTATTTATATTTGTAATTAAATTATTATAATTATTATTATTATCATTAATAATACTATTATATAATAAATCTGTAATAGCTACACATACAGTCCAAATATTATAAGTTGTATCTAATTTAAAATATAAATATGCTAGTTGAGGAATTTGGTTTATATCAGATTTAGGTAAAGAAATTATTGAATAAAATTCAGTTGCATTAGGTTTTTTTAATAAATAATTTTCTAATTCAATGTTACTTTTATTATTTAATAAACTAATAGTTGTTTTATTAAAATTTACAATTAATGAAATATCATGATTATCATATATGTTTAAATCATATTTACTATATTTATTATAAGACATATTATTAAATAAAAATGTTTTTTTATTTGAATATGTAGAATTAATAAAAATTGATGTTGTTAAATTTGGAACAGCTGAAAATAACATGTCTATTTCTGGTCTAATAATTTTAGCATAATTGTAGTATTTATTTAATACATAATCATGGTTATTATTTTCAATTAATTGTTTAATTCTAATAACTATACTAGCACATAATTGTATATTATTTATACTTTTAAAAGATTCTTCAAATAAAACATTAGAGTCACTAAATAATAAATCTTGTGTTTGTTTTAAGTTATCTTCTATATTAGTAAACTTTTTTTCAATATTTGAAATAGAATTTGTTGTATTTAATAAATTTTTTTCAATATTATTATTAATATTTTGAATATCTGAGTTATATTTATTTTGAGTAACTGGCACAGATAACTCAAATGGAGTTTTACTATTAATATATTTCCATATACGATATTCTTGGTCAGACATTATTATATATATATAATAATGTATAATTTATTATTTTAATATACTAATTCTAAATAAATAATTTACTGCCAAGTGACTTATAATAAAATCCATTATATAAAATATCTTTGTCTAATGATTTTGCTAATGTTTTATCACTTATATTTAATGACTTTATACAATCATATTTACAAGTAAATTCGTTTACTAGTTCATTTTGTTCATTAAATTGACCTACACCATCTTTATATAATATTGGTGTTCCATTATTTTCTTCAAATTTACTTGTTAGTTCATTAGAACAATTATTATATAAACAAAAATAAAATCCTTTTGATATAATATTATTTTTAACGGAATTATCTAATGCCGAACTTGAACTATAACCATTTTCAAGTGCTGCTGTTTTTCTATCTAAATATACATTTAAAATTTCAGATTTATCAGAACTCAATTTAGCAATATATCCTAAATTTTGAATCTTTGTTACTTTTGTTGGCTGTAAATCATATATATTATTTGGGTCTAAATTACGTTCAACTAATTGCCATCTAAAACCACAATATATAGTATTTTCTTGAATTGCCTTCATTATACTTGGTCTTTTAATATTTTTATTTTCATTCATTGCTTCTGTAACTGTTTCATATACTTTTATTAATTGGCTTGTTTCTGGATTTATTTTTTGTAGTCTAGGGCCAATAGTTGGTAATTGTTGGTTAAAACCTGTTGTTGTTTTAGTTTTATCGCTATTTAACTTTTCTAAAATTTCTTTATTTTGTTTTTCTAGTAATGACATTTTTTCTAACAAAATTTTATTTGTATTTAAAATTTCTTCAATATAACTATTTGAATTATTAATACTATCTATTAACTTTAATTTTTGACATTCTAATTCTAATATTTCTTTGGCATTATCATTTGTATTATATTGTTGAATATTTTTATTTATAATATCTAACAAAATTGAATATGTTAGATTTTTACCAATTAAAAATAATTCTCTATCAGAAATATGAGTTTCTAATCTAATATTATTACAACTAATATTTGAATGATTGTGTATAAATTGTTCAAAACTTCTACTTTTTTGAACTGGAAAACAATCTAACAATAAACATTCTTCAAATTGCTTTGTTTTACATTCATCATATCTAGCCTTAACACCAATGTCACTATAACCAATTTTAACTACATATTCACCATTAGCATAAGATTTTACTCTAATAATATAAATTAGATTACCTGAATTTTCAAACTTTGTTAAAAGAACTTTCTGTTTTTCTAATGCTTTTTCTTTAATAATTTTTTCTTCCATCTCTTTATTTTTAATATCTTCAATTTGTATTAATTGTTTTTTTAACTCTTCACTTTCTTCTTTTGTTACTTCAAACATAATATTTTCAAGTTTAATAAAATAATCATGAACTTCGTCAGCTTTTTTTGTTCCTGCTTTTAAACAAAATTTTTTAAAGGTCTCAATATTTAACATAAATGTTTCTTTATTATGACCACCTTTTGTAGTATTTGTTTGCTTTGCCAGTTGGCAAAGCAATAGTTTATAATTTTTATTAATTACAAAATTTTTTTCTAAACAACGTTTAGCATTTACTTTTTGTCCAAAACCTAACCATTCCCATATATTATCTAAATCTATAACATAATCATTTTTTGTATCATATTTTAAATAACAATAAAAACTTGATAAAAACATTTGTTGTTCATAATCAGTAAAGTTATTTTTAATTTTTTCAATTAATTTTGATTGATAATTACCATCTAATTTAGTAATAGGATTGTTTTCAATAAGAGTTACTATATCTACACTCATTTTATATATAATATTTATATCTTGTCTTTAAATTGTTTTTTGCTTATATAAATAAAAAGCAATTATATTCAATTTTTTATTTATCGTAACAAAAATAATATATAGTTTTAATAACTATTACTATAATAAGTAAGGCAAAGGGTGTATATACTATGGACACCCTTTAAAAAATAATTAATAATATATTATTAATTATTTTTTTTTGTTTTTTATAAAATTTTGTTACCATTTATCGTTTTAATTACGCTTAATTAGCGTACGCTAACCCTCCCATACCGGACATAATTCTAAGAACGTTATAGTTGGTAGCATAGACACGAACCTTAGCAGTCTTGGTGCCTTCAACGGTGGCGTTGGAGAGAACAAGCTGGAGGGTAGCATTGTCAATGCGAGAGAAGTTGCATGTGCCGCTAGGTTGGTGTTCCTCAGGGCGGAGAGCAAAGGAGTAAACGTTAATACCTTCATCAGGGTTACGGGTGTGGGCCTGGTAAGGCTGGACCCAAGAGAAGTAGGTTCCTTCACGTTCAGAGAAGCGATCCTGACCGTTAAGCTGGAGCTTAGCAGTGACTACAGGGTTTTGGCCCCAGCAGTGCATGTCAAGAGAGGTCTCAGTGAGGACGAAGGTACCAGCATCAGAGACACTGGAGTTATCGAGGTGAGAGCCAGACTCCTGAAGAGCAGCAAGGATGGAAGCATCAACACCAGTGGGGTTAATAGGAACTTCAACGCCACCAAGGTTAGCTTCATTATAGGGGTTACCAGCACCATGCCAGTATCCAGTGAAGCCATTAGGAATAGCAGCATCAAGGGCACCAGCATCCTGGAAAAGACCACGGGCATCAATGTAAGCACGACTATCCTTAGCAATAGCAGCAGGTCCGCCAAAAGCATGGATAGCGTTGGGGAGAGCGTCAATAGCATCGGTATAGTTGAAGGGCTGGGCACCAAGAACCTTGAAAAGAAGAGCATCGCAAACTAAAGAAGAGCAGTAGTCTACGTTCTGGTCAGGCTGGACAACCCAGATGAGTTCCTTAACGGGGTGGTTAAAGTTAAGCTTAATCTTGTTAGAAGAAGAACCAACAGACTCGTCACCAGTGAACTGGAGCTGAGTGATTAAGTACTCGTGAGGATTCTGGGCAAATCTACGTCTTTCATCAGTGTCAAGGAAGACATAGTCGACGTAGAGAGAGGCAGCAACAAGGGACTGGTTGTAGGCAATGGCAGCAGGGACAGGGCGGCCAGGAGTATATTGGGTGCTAGAAGTAACAGGGCCAGAGGTGGCAGTGTTGCAGGAAAGAGTGGTGACAGCCCAGAGGCACTCATCAATAGGTCTAATATCAAGGTTAATCTTGACTTCGTGATATTGGAGAGCAATAAGGGGAAGAGCAAGACCAGGGTTGGTACAGAACCAGAATTGAAGAGGGATGTAAAGGGTGGTTTCAGGGAGAGCGTTACGGGGAGCGCAAACCTGACGGGGAGCTAAGGAATCACAAGGACCATCAACTTCAGCGAAAGAGGGATCAGTGATGAAGGTAAGCTGGGTAGTGTTACCAATCATCTTGAAGTAGCCACGTTCCTGTTCAGAGGTCATAGTGAGCTGATTCCAGATGTGCATCCAATCACCATATTGGCGATCAATTCGCTGGCCACCAATTTCAACTTCAACCTGAGCAATAAGCTGCTCACCGGGGAAATCTAACCAACGAGCATAGACACCAGATCCAGCGCCAGTGGCGAAGGAAGCAATACCCATAAGCTGGTTAATTTCAGGAAGAGTAACCTGGAGGTAGGTTCTGTAAGCGAGGTCACCATTTCTGGAGATAACGCACTGAACGCGACGACCGAAGTCAGCCTGACCATTGAAAGTTTGCTCGATAGATTCGATAGCAAAGTTAGTATAACGTCTGTAAGTGACCTTCCAGAAAGTGATTTGAGGATTACCTGTACATAATACCTCTACCTTATCTTTCAATAAGGAGTAGACTATATCTTAAAGTAAAATTTATATTATTTATATCATTTTATCTATTATTTCTTTATTTAATATAAATTCACTCGAAAACCATTTAGTCGTTGAACCTTCTTCTTTAAATTTTTCTAATTTATTTATTATATAATTAATTTGTTCCATATTGATATTATTTTTTTTAGATGAATTATACTTTATAGTAACTGGCATCATATTTGTCCAATTCCAACATTGTAATTTTTCATTTTCTTCTGTTAAGTTAAATTTATGAACTGGAATAATATGATCTATTGACCATAATTGACCATAATTTTCCCAATTCATTTCATCAGTAAAATTATACTCTAACCACTCTCTAAAATATTGAATATTACATCCAATATAATTCATAGTTGAAGTATTTTTAGTTAAAACAGCTCGTAATCTAGCAGCTAATGACTTTTTAATACGATAATTTAAATTTGTATCGTGTTCATTTTTACACCATTGTGTTTTTTGTTCTCTTAAAAAATCTGGATAACAAGCTAAACAAATCTTTCTTTTATAAAACTTTTTTAACTTAGCAAATTCTTTTAAAACTTTGTCTAAGTTACATTTTTCACATTTTGCTAATGTATTTTCAGCTTTATATTTTCTAGCATTTATTTTTCTAATTTTATCCATTTCATTCGCACAAGATTTACAAGTTGGTGAATATCTATTATTATTATGGTACATTCTAAAATTATTTATTGTTTTATTTATACCACATTTACTACATTGTTTTAATTCTACGTCTGACATTTTATATCAATATATTACAAATTATTTTTATATCTTAATTTTATTATTTTATTTATTTCATTTCATTTAAAGAAGCTTGGATGCTCATTGCCCATTTTTTAAGATAGTGTATATTTATATACTATCGAAATCATCTTATTTATTGTTACTATACCCAAGTTTTTTCTCTTGGCCATAATTTCCTCACAGAAATTACTTAGTAAAATAAGCTTTAGGGGTTTCAAGCAGTTTGATTTTCTCACTAGGGTTTTTCATACTAATTTATTTTTATATAATTAATATCCCTAATTAACATCTGTGGTTAAGTTATCTATGACAACAAAGTCCACAAAGGGTTTTATGAATGCCTTATTGGTTCAGCATTCCCCGATGTTTTTCTACCCTACAGGATTTCAAGGTAAACATCTTGAGCGCCGTAAGCTACGAGTTGCATAAGTCCGCCTCCCATTTTTATATAATTCCTAAAGATAAAAATTTTTTGAAATTTAATTTATTTAAATTAATTCAAATAAATTAAATTACTTACATATTTTACAAAAATAATTTATTAATATCAAAGTTATCCTTCATAAATGTAGAAATGTAATCATCTTGAAATATCTCTTTTTTATTTTCATGAGGCTTAGAAAATACATAGTTATTGTTACGTTTTTTTACTAACCAACCATCATCTAAAGCATTATAAATAAATGCCATTTTTTCAAACATCTTTAAATTCATTGATTTACTAACTATATTTCCTTTATTGTCAGAAAACTGTATAACTATTTCCATAGCCTATTTTATTATCTCTTATGAAACTTTATTTGTATTTTAAACTTGTTTATTTTGTTAGATTTTATTTATTTAACTAACAATAATTTATTATTTTTATTTAATATTTTCTAAATAATATATTTCTAATAATATTAAATTAAATAAATATTACTAGTATTAATATATTTAAATTATTATGCCTAATTTTAAGCCCAAAACTAACAAAAAAATTAAAGTTAGTAAACGTAATGCCACTACATTAGATGGTAAACACAATGAATTCTTAACTGAATTTGTAAATGATGAATATGAACAAATTCCTAAATTAAAACATGAAAAACACCATTTAAAACTTTTGTTAGATAAATGTAATAATATTGATGAAAGAATGGAAATTAATGACCGTATTATTGAAATTGATGAAACTATTAAAGATTTAAAATCTAAAAAAAATAACTATTTTTTAGATAACTCTAAATACATTTTTGAATACTTTGAAAATAAAAAAAGTATTTCAAATAATAATTCTAACATTGTAGATACTAAATCCACTAAAAATCAACTTCTTAATCAGTTCTTTAAAATTAAACAAGAACCAATAATTAATGATGAACAAAATAAAAACAAAAATATTGTCCAAAAATATCTTACTAATATTGATGAAACTTTTTTAGATATGAATACTTTTGTTTACCCTACTGATATATGTCAAAGTTGTTTTAAAGGCGAACTAATTCCACTTGACGATGAAGGTGTTTTAATTTGTTCTATGTGTTCTGTTAATGTTCCTTACTTAATTGAAAATGAAAAACCTAGCTACAAAGAACCACCTAAGGAGGTCTGCTTTTATGCTTATAAAAAAGTTAATCATTGGAAGGAAATTATAGCACAATTTCAAGGCAAAGAAACTACACAAATTCCTGATGAAGTTATTGAACAAGTTAAACAACAAATTAAAAAAGAGCGTATTTCATTAGAACAATTAACACATTACAAAACCAAAGAAATTCTTAAGAAGTTAGGATTTAATAAATATTATGAACATATCGCATTTATTAAAAATAAATTAGGAATTACACCACCTATTATGAGTCCAGAATTAGAAGAGCTTTTATGTAATTTGTTTTTAGAAATTCAGCAAGCTTATGCTAAACATTGTCCTGATTATCGTGTTAACTTTTTAAATTATTATTATGTTTTATACAAATTATGTGAATTATTGGGTGAAGAACAATATCTAAAAGATATTCCTATGCTTAAAGATAGAGAGAAACTTATTGAACAAGATGAAATTTGGAAGAAGATTTGTGAGGAGTTGGATTGGGAGTTTATTCCTACTATTTAAATTACATTCTATATGTAGGTTCAACATAACCAGTTACCCTATCTATTGGCATAGTGCCAGCAGTTAATGCTGGTTGTCCACCACGCATATATCTTCTTTTAGTAGCCCTTCTTCTCTTTACTCTTCTAGATTTTCTTCTTTTATTAGACTTTCTTTTGTTAGATTTTCTTCTTTTATTAGACTTTCTTTTGTTAGATTTTCTTCTTCTTTTGCCACCGTCTTGATAAGCTCCATATATTTGATTATTAGCTGCTGCTTGATTGTTAGCTCCATATATTTGTAATTCATCTAAATCTTGTGGTAAAACAAATTCATCAAATTGATTATTTTCATCAGTTTCTGTATCTTCATTATTTTCTAAAAATCCCTCATCTAGTTCATCGTTATATTCTGGTGTTGATGTTGTTTCTTTATCTGTATCTTCTGTAAAACGTTCATCATACCATGAATCCCAAGTATTATCTGTCATAGCATCAGATTCAGGTGTAGCAGTAGGTGTATTATATTCATCATCTGTATCAAAACCTCCTCTTTTTACTCTTGTTTTCATTATATACATTATATTTAGAAATTTAATAAATATAATATATTTTTTATACTTGATATTTAAAAACCACCAGGGAATCTAACAAGATTGGCACCAATACCAAAGCCAGCACCAGCACGAGTGCTAACAGCAATGGCTGGAACATAAGTATCTAAAATGCTAAAAGTGGCGGCAGCAGTTAAGGCTAAAAGGGCAATTTCTTCAAGCTTTAGGGAAGCCTTGGGAATAGCATAAGCAGCAATAGCAACCATTAAACCTTCAATAAGGTATTTAAAAATACGCTTAAGAATTTCATTAACATCAAACATACCGTTGAACATTTATATAATTAAAGTAGAAAAAAGTATTTTAATATTTTAATTATATTTTTTTAATTAATTTATAATTAAATATAAAAATATATTTAATGCGATAAATAACTTAAAACTAATTGTTTACTAAATGTATAATCTAACAAATGGGAAAAACCAATAAATCAAAAGACGTTAACTTTCCTCGCAAAGAAACTGCCGATGGAAAACCTAATCCTAAATATGTAGACATTTTAGAAGTTGATAAGCCTATTTCTGGACAAAACTTTGGATGTTTTTCTTTTATTACTCCTACTAAAATTTTAAAGCAAAAAGAAATGTTCTTTTTTGAAGAATTCCTAAAGAAGTGGGAAATGAATAAGTCAATGGAAAAGTTTCATCAGTTTCTTAACTTTGTTTCCTACAAGTATAAGATTAATTTTGAGGATTTAAGTAAGGACTTTGAGGGCTTTGTTAAGGAAGAACGTGAAACTATTATTTCTTCTTCTATTGAAGACGATTATAAGACTTTTGTTGACCAAAATGAAGCTGAACTAGATAAGCAATTTAACACCAAGCATAATTTTCAAACCTCAGTTTGTGGATTTAAGGCCAGAGGCAACTTTGCCACCCAAGAAGAAGCTGAGTTACGTTGTAAAATGTTGCGTGAAGTTGACCCTAACTTTGATATCTTTGTTGGTCCTGTTGGTGAATGGCTTCCTTGGGATCCTGAAGCTTACAAGACTGGTCGTGTTGAATATATGGAAGAAGAACTCAATCAGTTGGCTCATGAGAAATCTAAGAATGAAAGTCTTGCTAAGGCTGCTTTTGAGCAAAGAGTTAAGGATACTAAGCAAAAGGCTATTGATGAAAACATGCGCAATGCTGAAAAGTCTGGCAATGTTTTAACTCAAACTATTGATGAAAATGGTAACCTTATTGGTATTAATAATGCTAATACTCAAGAAAATAATTTATCTAATAAAGAAACTATTTCAGTTGCTGATATTCGTTCTGAGCTTTTTGAAGGCGATAATATTGTAACTGGTAAAACTGATTATGGACGTAGTGAACTAATTAGTGGCCCTTTTGCTATTAAAAAGGATGATGATGATTTAAATAGAGTTGATTAAATTCGTAACTTTAGGTAATAATTTTTGTTATTAATTAATAT